CGCAGTTCCGTCTTCGTCAGGCGGATGGCGACGGGCTCGAGAGCGGGCGGCACAACGAGGCGACGACCACGCGCGAACACCTTAAGACCAGCTTGGTCCTTGAAGTTCGTGCGGATGGAGATCATGCCGTTGAGCAGCGTGCTTTCGTTCAGGTCGACGTCGGTCGTGGGACGATTAGCAATCGTCCCACCATCGATTGGGTGAGCCGTCGAGCACAGGGCCACGCCGTCACCGCCGATTGAGGCGTTGTAAGTCGTGGCAGTGTTCAGGACGTTCGAACCGTAGATCTCCTTCGTCTGCTGGAAGCTTTCGATGAGACCGAGGTTCGACGGGTGGAACTGGGTCTTGTAGAGGTTATCGTCAATCGCCTTGCGGGTGATGCCGTAACCGAGACCGATTTCCACGTGCTCCTGATTGTAGACGTAACGCTCACCCGCGCCGTTGTCGAAAGAGGTCTGGCCACCTTCGGTCTTCAACTGGGCAAGGCCGAGATACCGCATTTCAGCGGTGCGCTCGAGCGCCATCTTCGAGTCGTGCTTGGTGAAGATCTTGTCGTACTGAGACGGAATCATCTCGTACTTGCCTTCAACACCACGGAGACCGGGGAGGAGAAGGTCTTTGATCTGTGAAAGATTAACAGCCATAGTACCTTACTCCTTAGCTGATGCCAGTTGGGCCAGCGCCGTTGCTACGGAAGATTTCGTTATTGAAGCCAACGATCACATTGCAATACTGCGAAGTGGGGTCGCCGCCGTTATTAACGCCAATCTGGTAGTCAACGATGGTGAATGGATAGGTAACAGTCGTACCGACCGCCGAAAGATATGCACCCGAACGACCCGTGCTGGTGTTACCCGTGCCGATGGTGAACTGAGCGTACTGCCCAATAACGCCAGAGGTCATCGTGGTTGCAGAACCCGTCATTGGGAATGCAGTCGTGCTGGTCTGAACAACAAAACGAGCATTCGGATCGTCGATGACATAAGCCTCAACGTCGCCCGTTGCGTCCGAACCCGGCCAGTAAGAGGACCAAACGGTACGCTTCTGTGAGGTCGAAAGGTACTTACAGCCAACGAAAATACCAGCAAGTGTGGTTGTTCCGGCTGCTGCCTGAGTGATGTAACCATTAGCCGTGCTAACAACTGGCATGACAGGGTCGCCAGTGTAGATAGCCGTGGTGTTGCCGCTTGCAATACGACGGGCAGACTGAGCGAACGTTGGAGCGCCGCCAGCACCACCCTGATACTGCAAGAAGCCAAAATACGCTTGCGTATTAGCCATAGCAGATTTTCCATGAGTGATGAGGTTGCTATGCGCCCGGCACTGCCAACCCCGACAATTTTAACCCGCCTCCCCAAGGGCAGGTTTGAGACCACCTTATTCCTTTGGAATTGGCATGGCCTCGTAAGACTTTTTGACTGATGGACGTGTACGCGGATCAGCATCACGCGCCAAAGTCCCATCAGGTGCAGTACTCAATTGCGCTTCTTTTGCGCGGACTTGGTTCCTAGCACGACGCAATTCTATATCTTTTGCTTCGTCTGTCAACTCCTTAGGACGCTCCATCAAAATCATGCCGTCGCGTTCAATAGTTGCGAAGTTTCCAGTCGGCATCAAAGCCGCATGGCGAGCGTCACGATTTGCCGGGACGGGAGTCCAGCCACCATCCGCCAACCGGATTTGATATGCCGGGTCTTCCTGATTGTAGATGGATTTGCGCTTCCATTCATACGACCAACCCTCTGGAATAATTGACGTATCAAATGCAAAGCGGTCCGTGCTATCCAAATCAATACCAGCACGATGTTTGCGGATTTCCGCCGCACGTTGCCGGGCGCGTTCTGCCGGATTCTCTTCGCGAACGTCAGACCGGACGTCAGGACGAATTGTTGATTTAGCCACTTTTGGTGTGAGTTTAGTCAAACCAGTTTCATTATTAGCCATTTGGCTCTCCTATTAGTTAAGTTTGCCTTCTTTGCGAAGGGCGACCATGTTTTTGGCGTAATCTTCGGGCGACATGCCCATCATCGATGCCATTTCACGCATTTCCGACGTCAAACGAACGACATTTTGCTTATTACCTGTACCGGATGCTGTACGGGTCGTTGGAGCGGCTGGAATAGACGTGCGTTTTTGTGTTGGTGCAGAAGCGGCTGAAAGGTTGACGTCAACGCCTTCATCCTCTGCCTGTTTTGGCGGGTTACGCATGCCCAAACGCATTTCAATGTGCTGGAAATATGCGTCCGAATCAGGGACATAACCCTCGCCAATAGCGTGATTATGCGCCCGAACCATGCTATCGTAACGCTGTTTGTCACGAACAACGTCTGGATTAGCCCGAATCCATGCAGCAGAACGAGGCGATAGCTGAGATGCAATTTGTTCAATTGGATCAGAGGCTTGCTGTGTTTCTGCTGGCGGGTTTTTAAGCCTTTCTTCTAACGAAACTTTGCCGTTTTGAAGTTGAAGCATTTTGGCCGCATTAATCGACATCGATTCTTGAATTTGAGCGGCGGTATCATAATCACCAGAAGCCAAAGCATCGCGGTATCGCGCCTTGGAATAGTCTGATTCACGCTTTAGCTTATCAATTGCGCCGTTAATAAGCTGAAGGTTACTATCTTGTACTTCAGCCGCAGCGCGGGTTGCCGTTTGCTGGGCTTGATGCGCCCTTGCTTCGGCTTCCATACGCATGCGTTTTTCGTCTTCAAGGCGCGATTTTAATTCCGCAATGCCATCTTCTGGCGTTTGCGAATCATTTGCAGCTATTTTTGTTTCCGTTTTGTTCTCTTCAGGAGCGTCATCCAAAATGGTGACAACGTCTTGTGTCTGATTTTCTTCCTGTTCCATGTGAAACAATTCCTTTACCAAACTGCATCGGGAGCCGGGATACGGCCACGAATATCAATGTCACGCAAAACACGGCACTGGACGCCATGCACATTCATGGACCAGCCATCAGACGGGCGATAAACAACCCAATCATTAATGTTCACTTCAACGCCCTTGAACCAGTCTTGCTCTTCATCAACAAAAGCAAGCGGACCTTTTTTAACAACAAGGCCAACTTTTCCCTGATATTTGTCTTCATCGACGTATTTATCCGTCAAATGAAGGCCGCTTTTTGTTTTTGTTGGGCGGACATAAGTTGCAACAAGAACATGCGTATTAAAGATTTCGATACCCGAAATGTCGCCTAATTCTTTGAGAATGGCTTCTTTTGGGTCAACGTCATGGTGCATGCGCGTGTACGGCATGTTATCCTCTTTCGCCTGTTTGAAGGTTTCGGTCTGCTTCTGACATAAGGTCTTTGGCCTTCTGCAAGCCTTTGATTATGCCAACTCTATATTTGTAATCTTTGATGTCTTCGACGTTACCATTGGCAAGTATAGCAATTTCGTCGGCAATCGCCTCGTCAATGAGGCGTCCGATTTCAAATTCCAGATACGTGCTATATGTTTGTTTCATGCGGCGATTGTACACGCCACATGGTTGAAATTACTATGTTAGGGTAAAAAACCTAAACAGGTATTTATGCTGTTGTTGTTCTAATTACCCAAACGCGGCATTCGCCACGCGCGCCAGCAAACCCAGTAACCCCGCCACTGCCACCACCACCCGGTGCCGTTCCTACAGCGCCAGACCCACCAGTCCCACCAAATGTTGATACGCCGCCAGAACCATATGTAGGACCAGCAATAAACCCAGCACCACCACCGCCGCCCCATAGTGATTTACCACCAGCAAATGCTGCCGGAGTTCCACTTGCAAAGCCGCCGCCACCGCCGCCACCCCAAATAGAAGTGCCGCCAGTTTGGCCGCTGGTAGTAGACCCACCGCTTCCGCCACCACCATAGGTAGAATCATTTCCAGTGGTTCCACCTAATGGATCGCCGCCTACTGTACTCGTTGTTCCGGCAGACCAAGTTCCGCCGCCACCGCCGCCGTTAGTAGTTCCTGAACCACCACCATATGCAGTAACGTAAGAGCCAAATGTTGAATTGGCCCCAACTGTTCTAGCCGCACCACCAGCACCAATTGTAACAGTAATAGAACTGGTTAAAGCAGAATACGGAAACCAAAATTGAACACACGCACCGCCGCCGCCACCACCAGCGTTAGTAGCACTAGAACTTCCACCGCCGCCAGCGCCCCAAATATAGCCAGTAACAATATCATTTGCAGATATACCTGTTGGAGCCGACCATGTATTTGGGCCTGTGGATGTAAATGATTGATAATTTAAGACTGTTCCTGCCGCAGCAATAGAAATTGAACCAGCGCCATTTGTAATGCTAACGCCTGTTCCAGCAGTCAAAGTAGTACGGGTAAATCCGCTACCATTACCAATATCAAGCACTCCATTTGCAGGAGTGGTTGCAATACCAGTCCCGCCAGCTTGATAAGGCAATGTTCCAGCCGTCAAAACAGAAGCTGACGTTGAATACAAAGCATTATTAGCAGCAGTAAACGTGGTTAAACCAGTACCACCATCAGATGTAGCCACAGAACTTGTGGATGTTAGGAAAAAAATTGCACTTCCGGTGCTAAACAAAAATGCATTTTTACTTTTGCTAACAATTTGAGCGCCGCTACCATTGCTAGTGACGGTAACTGTGCCAGTGCTGCTATTGTTATTACTAACAACCCAAAAACCACTAACGCCAGAAGGGATATTGACCGTATAAGTTCCCGTCCATGATCCCGTCACGTTAATGCGAAAATTTTGGTATTGGGCGGCTGTTAAAGTTGTTGACCCTCCCGTTGTACCAGTAAGAGCGGTGGTGCTGCCAAGGGCGTTATCAGCAATAGTAAAATTGCTGTTAAGAATCGTACCCCAGCCAGTAGTACCGTCTGCGGGTTCGTTAAAGCCCTTATTCGTAGAAGACGTCATCTAACGACCCCGTTAAATTATTTCAGACCGTATGCTTTAATCTTTTCAAGACGGCCAAGTCCACCACCAGCAGCATTATCAATGATATGCTTTGGATTGGCATTGCTTTCCACACGGCCACCAGACTTGCGGCCAATAGGAGGCATACCCGGACGAGCCGCACCCATTGGAGGCATGCCGCCGCCCATTGGAGCGCCACCCATTGGAGGCATCATTGGCTCACCGCCCATAGGAGGCAATGCGACTGGACGCGGAGGAGGCGCAATGGGTCCGCCAATAGGCATCGGCGGGTTCATTGCCATTCCGGGGTGATGCGGATGAATAATAACATTGACGTTAGTCTTGCCTTTGCCAACGCCACCGCCGCGCTTTTTAGCCGTGCGACCGCCCGAAGCACCCGGAACTTTATGCGGGTAATTTTCGCGAACATAAAGTTCCCGGCCAACTTCACCGCCGCGCTTCAAGCCTTTTGTTGATTGTTGCTTGTCATGCTTGGCATCCAAATCGGACTTTTCCCAAGCCTCAAGTGACATGCCATGCTTTTTAGCCAGTTTCTTGTCCTGCTCCAAATCAGTTTTGGAATGTTCCCATTCCATTTTTGAAACCTTGCCGCCCTTGGCATGCGAAGTTGGAATTTTACCGCCATACTTTGGTCCCATGCGGTCAGCGGCGGGATTGCGTGGACCAGTATACACATTTGGAGGTGCCGCAGGACGACGCGGAGGAAGCGGAATACGCTTCTCTGGACCCGCCTGATTCATATTATCTTCCATTTGCGCCCGGCGGATCAATGCACCAATTTCATCATAAGGTGTATCGCCACCTTCTCTACGATGCCGAATTTTTCCGCCACGCTTCATGCCGCCGACGTGCTTTTCGCCATCGCGGTATTCATTTGCCTTCTTCATGTCACGATTGACGAGACGATCAACCGGAGGCATGGCGCTTCCGCCGCTCTTACGAGCCTTGCGGTCTGCGCGCTTCTTGGTCATGTCGCCGCAAACTTTGCCGCCAGACTTGTACTGGCGTGGGCTAACAGGACGCATACCCGTCTGCTTGTCAGCCTTTTCCATTTCAGGGGGAGACCATGAAGACGAATCAACCTTCTTGTGAGGCTCGCCAGATTCAATGTCCTTGATGCGTTTAGCCGCTCCGTCACGGGCAGCTTTTAGATACTCATGCATAAAATTGCTCCATAGCTGCGGCAACGCAGTTGCTGTAATTAGATATTACCCCAGATTTGGCATTGGTACAACATTTGTTCACGGTCTGTTCCTAGCTTTAATCATGCGAAGGGCATTGGCTATAGCATTGTTATTGCTAATCCTTCCGCCCGTAGCGGCAGTTGGCACCATACCCCAATTAATAGCGTTTCCGTATTGGTTATATACTGCATATGGATTATCATAACCATATGCCAACGGATATTGATATTGGGCTACAGGATATGCCGCAGATGGCGGTGGTGTTGTCGCGTCTTTTTTCGAAGAATCGGTTTTTTTACGCAAAGGTTCTACGGGATCGTGACCATAATTTTCGCGATATTCTTGCCGCGTCATGTCGCCATTTGGCCCATAACCAATCGGGTCCGTTGCAGAAGCTACTTTTTCGTAATTCGGATCATTTACCCCTACAAATTTTGGGGCAATCAAGTCTTCCACTTTACGCAAAAGACTACCTTCTGGCGTAGTCCTTTGGCCTACCGCTTCCTCACCCATTAAACTTTTAGGGCCGCTTAAATTATTGATTGCATTGAATTTAGCAATTTCAACCGGGTTTTCTGAATCAAATCCTTGGCTTTTCATCATATCAAAGTATTTTTGATTAGCTTCATCTGTAGAC